TCGTTTGCTGCGTATATTGAGTATGTGAGTGGGTTGAAGCCGCCGCCGCATTTGAAGCTGATCTGTGACAAGTTGGATGAGGTTGCTGAGGGGAAGATTCAACGTCTGATGATTTCGATGCCACCGGGGCATGGGAAGTCGTTTGCCGCGTCACATTACTTCCCGGCGTATTACCTCGCGAAGAACCCGACGAAGAACGTGATCTTTGCGACGCACAAGCAGGAGCTGTCGGATTCGTTCGGTCTGAAGGTTCGTAACGTGATCAAAGGCGACGAGCATCGGCGGTTGTTTCCGGATGTTGGTATTAGTGCCGACAAGACGGCGGCTGGTGAGTGGATGACGACGCAGGCCGGTGGTTATCACGCGACGGCGGTTGGCGCGAACGTGACTGGTCGGCGCGGCGACATATTAATTGGGGACGATTTGCTGTCGGGTATTCAGGCGGCTGAGTCGGACAGTGAGCGGAATAAGTTATGGGCTTGGTACGGTGCGGATTTTTTCACGCGCCGTAAGAACAAGGACACGCCGATCATCTTGATAGGAACGCGCTGGCATTTGGGCGACCACATGGGTCGCTTGGATCAGGGCGAACGGGATGGTGAAGGTGAGAAGTGGGAGCGGGTGATTTTGCCCGCGCTGGCGGTGGATAACGACATTTTGGGGCGAGAGCCCGGAGATGCGCTGTGGCCGGAACAGTTTCCGAAAGAGGAACTGGAGAAGATCCGCCGCCAGCCTTCCACGACGAGCCGCATTTGGTCGTCGCTGTATCAACAGAATCCGGTTGTGGATGATGGTGGTATCATCGATCAGAAGTGGTTTAAGTGGTGGCGCTCCCCTGAGCCGCCAGAAGTCAAGTACGTTATACAGGCGTGGGATACGGCGCTGACGGCGAACAAGAAATCGGCGTATAGCGCGTCCACGACGTGGGGCGTATTTGACGATGACAACGACATACCGAATCTGATACTGCTGTCGGTTTGGCGCGACCGGGCGGAGTGGCCAATCCTGCGACGCATGGTGCAGCGCATGGCGACGGACTATCGCGACGATAATTACCGCGTGCCTATTAAGGTATCGAAGAACCGCATGCCGGATACGATATTGGTGGAGGCCAAGGCGAACGGCCAGATGCTGATACAGGACTTGGGCCGGGCAGGGATTATGGCAACGCCGTTTAACCCGGATAAGTTCGGCGATAAGATAGCGCGTGTTCGGTTAGTGACTGACTTGATTGAAAATGGTAGGGTGTGGCTACCGGCGATGAAGCCGTCGTTTGATGAGTTGCGGCCTTGGGCACGAGATTTTATGGAACAGTGCGTGCAGTTTCCGGCTGCCGATTCGAGGGACTGGGTTGACACCATGACAATGGCGTTTTTGCGCGTTAAGCAGTCCGGCTGGGTGCATAATACGGACAATCCATATGAAGAAGTTTATGACGTACCGCTTGAACGTCCGGCGTTTTATTGATAGGAGGCATAATGGCCCGTAAACCAATGACTATCGAAGATACACTGCGTCCTCAGTTTGAGGGCATTGGTGGCATTGACGTTGAGACGCCTGAGGGCGACGCAGAATACGAAATTGAGATGGGCGGCCCGGAGATGGTCGATGGCGTCGAGATCACCGAAATGGATGATGGCGGCGTTGAGATTGATTTTGATCCAGACGTAGACGAGGAAGAAGAAATTCTTCACGACTCGAACCTTGCGCTTCACATGGACGACATGGATCTGAACGGTCTGGGCGAGATGTTGCTCGGTGGCGTTGAAGAAGATCGTCAGTCACGCGGTGAGTGGGAAACCACGATGTCTGAGGGCATCAAGCTGATGGGTCTGAAGATTGAAGATCGCACGACGCCGTTCAAGGGTGCGTGTGGCGTTTACGATCCGCTGTTGGCGGAAGCTGTTGTGCGCTGGCAGGCTGTGGCTTGCGGTGAACTGTTGCCTGCAGCTGGACCTGTAAAGACGCAGGTCATTGGCGTTGCGAACGAGCAGCTGGATGCGCAGGCGTCGCGGGTTAAGGACTTTATGAACCTTTACCTTACGGAATTGGCCCCTGAGTTCTACGAAGAGTTCGACCAGATGCTGTTCTGGTTGGCGCTGGTGGGCTCGACGTTCAAGAAAGTATATCAGGATCGGCTGCTGGGACGCCCGGTGAGCCGTTTTGTTTTGCCGGACAACTTCATCGTTGCGTATGGTACGACCGATTTGGAAACTAGCCCGCGCTTCTGCCACATTACGCCCATGACGCGCCGGAACTTCCGCTTGGCGCAGCTGGCTGGCGTGTATCGCGACATTAAAGTTGGCGATCCGCAGCCGGACGATACGGATCAGACCCCAATACAGGCGCAGGTTGATGGCGTTCAGGGTGTTGAGCCCGGCGCAGAAGGCACGGAAGAGTATCGGATTTACGAGGTTTATGCCGACCTGAATCTTGAGGGCTTCGAGAACGAGGATGGTATTCCTCTGCCGTATATTGTGACGATTGAAGAAGGCAGCCGTAAGGTTCTGTCGATTTATCGTAACTACGAAGAGAACGATCCCACGTTCCAGCGTCAGGGTTCGTTCGTTCACTATAAGCTGATGCCGGGCGTTGGCTTCTACGGCCTTGGCTATGCACACTTATTGGGCAACTCAGCGAAGACGGCGACATCGATCCGCCGCCAGCTGATTGACGCGGCGACGCTGAACAACTTCCCCGGCGGCTTGCGCGTTAAGGGCATGCGCCTCGACGACAACAACATTGGTATTGGCCCGACCGAGTTCCGTGAAATCGACACGGGCGGTATGCCGATTCAGAACGCAATCATGACCATGCCGTATAAGGAGCCTTCACAGGTTTCTTTGGCGCTACTGAAGGAAACGTATGAGAGTGCGCGGAATCTTGCCAACACAGCAGAAATTGCGGTGGGTGAAGGTAGACAAGATGCACCAGTTGGAACGACTGTGGCTCTTATGGAAGCGGCGACCCGTCTCCAATCGGCCACGCTCAAGAGAGCGCACAAGGCATTCAACCGAGAACTAAAGATGATTGCCAATTTGTTTGGCAAGTATCTACCGGACGAACCATATCCGTTCCCTGTTCGCGGCGGCATGTCGGCGATTATGCGGGAAGACTTCTCGAACAATATCGACGTTATCCCAGTCAGCGACCCGAACATTTCGTCGTCGGCACAGCGCATGATGCGCGCAGAAGCTCTGTTGCGGTTTGCGACACAGCAGCCTGACCAACACAATATGCGCGAAGCCTATCGCCAGATGTACGTTGAGATGGGGATTCCTGACGAGAAAATTGAATCGCTCCTGTTGCCTGAGCAGGCTAAGCCAAGGCCGCTGGATCCGCTGTCTGAAAACCAGAACGCTCTTACCGGCAAGCCATTGGTTGCAGGCGCGTATCAAGACCACGACGCACACATCGCGGCGCACGCTCCGATTGCTGAAGAGAACCCGGCGCTGCAGGCACACATCAATGAGCATTTGGCACTGAAGATGCGCGTGCAGGTTGAGCAGATTATTGGCCAGCCGCTTCCGCCTCCCGGCCAGCCGCTGCCACCGGAAATCGAGAACCAGCTTGCGGCTATGGTCGCACAAGCCATGCAGCAGCTTGCGCCATCCTATAAAGCTCAGCCTCCGGGCCCTGATCCAATGGTTCAGATTGAGCAGATGAAGGTTCAGCAGCGTGATGCTGATAGTAAACTTGATGCCCAAGTCGAAATGACGAAGGCACAAATAGAAGCCCAGACTGACGCGGAAGACCGGGCTTCACGAGAACGGATTGCGGCAATGAAGCTGCAGTCCGAAGCCCTGCGTAATAATGGAGGTTACCAATGAAAATGACTGACATGCGGGCGAAAGCTCGTGCAATCTTCGGCCCAGCAATTGCTGAGCCAATGCCAAAGCAGCCGAATGGCGCGAAGGCTCTTCAGGAGCGTGCGAACGCCCGTCCGATCCCGACCTATAAGGTTGGCGGCGCTGTGAAGAAGAACACACCTCCCGGCCCGACTGCAGCTGAGCGTGAAGCTGAGCGTAAGCGTCGCGAAGAGTATGCCAAGATGAAGGTGACACCAGAAAATGCTGCGGCTATCGGGCGTGGCAATCGTTCTTCGGGTTATAAGACTGGCGGCAAGGTAATGCCGTCATCCCCACAGAAAAAGCCAAGAACGCCGCTAAGCTCAGACGAGCTAGAGCGCCGTTATGACGCGGAACGTCGCAAGATGCTTAACGAGGCGTCAAAGGCAGGCTTCGAACGAAGCCCCGGTTATAAGACTGGCGGAAGCGTGCAGACCTCTGCTGACACTGCCAAGAAGCTGGCCACTGAAATGGGCGGCATGAAAAAGGGCGGCAAGGCCATGAAGCCCGTAGACAGCGATAAGAACCCCGGCTTGAACAAGCTGCCCAAGGAAGTCCGCAACAAAATGGGCTTTATGAAAAAGGGTGGCAAGCCAAAGAAGGACGGCCTCGCTGTCATGATTGCTATTGGTGAGCCAATGAAGGGTATGAAGAAGCCTGTTAAGAAAATGGCCGGTGGCCGTATTGAAGGTCGCCGCATGGATGCGCGCGGACAGACAAAAAAAGTTATCATACCAGAACCAGTTATGGGTGGAGCGCCGAGGCCAGAAGTCCCAGCAACACCACCGCCACCAGCAAAAATCGTGTATGATAAGCCTGTTAAGCGCGCTCAGGGCGGCGCTGGCAAGGTTCGCAAGGGCATGATGACGCCTGAAGGAAAGATTGTTGATTCCATGAACAAAGTTCGCGGCAAGTAATAAAGAGAGCGCGACCGTGGATTAAAAGCGCGGTCGCGCACAAATGGATGCGCAAGAGGCGGCACAGCGCACACAACTAGATGCGCAGAAGGTGGGCAAAGAATACACCGCTGCAAAAATACCGGAGAATAAAATGAGCGCAGAAGAACTAAGCCGTAGAGCGGTTGAGCGTATCAGTGAGCTGCGAGATCGCGCCACCGAATATTCATTAAATGCACGTTTTAGGCCGTCGAGCCAAGGGGAGCGTTACTCTCCCGCATCGACAGCAGAAGAGATTGCCCTTCAGGTTCTGGAGGGGAATGCGTTGGTGCGTGGCTATACAGCTGCAATTCAGGTCATCGCCGACGAGTATAAGCGCATGATGCAGCCTGATGATGATAAAATTCCGGAGCAAGAAAAAAGGAGTCATTACTAATGAACATGAGTAATATTGAGCCGCACGAGGAAGAGCTTGCAAAGCAATTCATCGATGAGCAATTTATAGAGATGACAGGCCAGCCGTTTGATATGCGGCCAGCTGGATATCTCGTGGCTGTAAAGATTTACATCCGCCCCGAAGAGCTGAAGACTATCAAAAAGGAAGACGGCACGGAAGTGACGCTTTACCTGCCTGACACGGTTCGCGCTGAAGACAAGTACTCCTCGGTATCTGCCTTGGTATGTGCTGTCGGGCCTGAAGCCTATCAGGGTGAGAAGTTCGAGCGTTCCGGGCCGTGGTGCAAGGTTGGCGACTGGATCTTAATCCCGCGCTACGAATCGACAATGGTTTCCTATCGTGGAGTTGCGGTTGCGCTTCTACCTGATGATCGCGTCATGGCGGTTATTTCCGGGCCTGAAGATGTCGAATCCGGCAAGTCCGCTGGCAATTTTTAAGGAATAGAGCATGGATGAAGAAAATGAAATCCCCGAACTTCCCATCACGGAAGAAGGCCCGACAGAAGACATAGACATTGAGATAACTGAAGACGATCTCGGTGAAAGCCTCGCGGATTACGACGGGGAAGAATCTGAAGAAGAGCCTGAGGAAGAAGAGCCTGAGGAAGTAGAAGAGGTAGAGGAAGAGCCTGAAGAAGAGGCTCCGAAGCGCAAGCGTTCTCCTGACAAGCGCATAGCTGAGTTGGCCCGTAAGGCCGCTGATGCTGAGCGTCGTGCGCAGGATGCCGAATCTCGTTTGCAGAACGAAGCGCAGATGCGTCAGCAGTCTGACTTTGCGATGATGTCGCACTACAAGAACAATCTGATCAACGAAGCCAGCACGGTAAAACAAAGGCTGGTGGATGCCCATTCTATGGGTGACAGTGAGCAGATTATCGAACTGCAGAGCATTTACTATAAACTGCAGAACGATCTGGCTGGCGTTGAGAATTGGGAAGCTGAGCAGAAAGTAACTGCTCCAGAGGTGAAGAAACAAGCGCAGCCTAAGGCCCAGCCTCAGACTACGCTTGAGCCGCGCACGGCTGGATGGATTCAGAAGAACGAATGGTTCCAGCCACAGTCTCCTGAGTTCGATCCTGAGATGCACGAAGAGGCAACGCTGTACGCACGCCGCATCGAGCGTCGGTATCGTTCTGAGGGTCGTGACGACGAAATCGGTGGCGTTGATTACTTCACGGAAATCGACCGGCACATGCGCAAGGAATATCCTGACGCATTCTCAGCTGTATCAACCCCAAGCAAGAGAACACCACCAATGTCTCGTGAATCTAATGTTGCCCCTGTCCAGCGCAGCGCGCCGAACCAGCAAGGCAAAAGCGCCAAGACTATCCGGCTATCCTCTGACCAGCGTCGCATGGCGCACCAGTTGGCACAGTCGGGTGCAATCCGTAACCAAAAAGGCGGTCGCATGACTGACCTTGAGGCTGAAAAATACTACGCAATTCACATGATGAAGCAGAATAAAGGATCTTAATGATGGCAAGAGCATCACGAGTCTCGCAAAGCCGAGCAACAGAAACCCGCGAAACCAGCATGCGCAAGCGTCCTGAAACGCATTTCCAATCCAAGCTATATGTTCCCAAGGACAAAATCCCTGTGGGCATGACCTACGCTTGGGTACGCGAATCAACCCTTAACGAACCAGATCCAGACAACATGACGGATCGCATGATCAAGGGCTGGGTTCCAGTTCCTGCAGCACGTCACCCAGAAATGGTTCCTCCTCCGCTTCCCGGCTACGAAGGTTTGGAAGTTCAGGTTATCCGTCGCGGCGGTTTAATGCTATGTGAATGCCCTACACGGGATGTCAACGAGCGCACCGAAGATCGCGATCTAGAAAACATTGAAACCCTGCAGGACGTGGCATGGACTGGTCAGAGCGACCCGAACCTCCCGCGCTTTGAAGACAAAGATAGCGGCGTATCGTTTGAGCGCGTCACGTCGTTTAAGGATTAATCTCCGGCCACAGTGCACTGATACGCGCTGTGGGAACTTCCCTCCGTCCACTAAACCGGACGGGGGGTTTTTTTATGTTGTTGACGTAGGTATTGAATTACGTTATTTGTGATGTCATCGACGCAGGTCACGTACCCTGCACCTCGATGGTGGTCACGTATCCACTCCTACGGCGGGTAGTCGATTCGATGTCGCGTCACGTATCGCGTCACCTAGCAGGCAGGTTAAAGCCGAATCATTCATTTTAGCATGGAGATACCGTATGTCTTACGGAACGAATGCGCCTAATGGTTTTCAGCCCGTCAAAAAACTTGATGGATCTGCTTGGACTGGCGCGACTAACCCTTACCAAATCACAAGCACCTACGCGACTGCACTTTTCCGTGGCGATCCTGTAACAATTCTTACTGACGGCACACTCGGTGTCGGCGTTGCTGGCGCTGCTTGCGTTGGCGTGTTCTGGGGTGTTAAGTACACCAGCAGCACTGGCGTTGTGACGTTCCAGAACTACTGGCCGGGTAACCCGGGCGTTCTCACCGGCTCGACCGTTGAGGCTCTCGTGATTGATGATCCGAACACAGTGTTCTCGATTCAAGAAACCAACGCTTCTGGCGCAGCTGGCACACCGCTTGCTCTCGCTGATCGTG